GTTCGCCGCCTGCGACTCGCCGCCACCGCAATCAAAGCTGGTCGTCGGTGTTGCGCCTCCGGTAACATACGCAAACGGCACACCTGTCGGAAGCGTGATCGTCGAGCAAAAGCTACCAACAAACGGCCCGCACGTTGTCACCGTAGAAGAAGTTACGCCTGTTAGTCTGACAGAGTGCGCGGTAGACGCGAGTGGGGACCCCGCCGCATTATAAACAGGAGAGACGCCTCCCCCGGTAACAGGAACGGAGAACGTCGCGCCGTTGGCAAATACCATCGGTATCGAGCCGCCAAACGTCGCTTCGCCTGTCGTGAGAGGGATGATCTGTGACGCATAGATGCCTGCCGATCCGATGTTCGTGTTGTCGATATTCGGGTTGTTTAAAAACGTGTAAAGCGTGTTAAAGTCCGCATTGACCTGTGCGCTGTACGCGGGCGTGTCCGGCTCAAACGTATAAGGGACAGGCCCCGGCGTTGTTGCTGTCAAGCCAAAAATTGCGATAAGCGTAATAGCGTTTAAGGGAAGTTTCATACTGCCTCAGTTCTTTGGCATCTGAGAATAGCGCCCGGTAAAGCCCATGCACCGATATGTACCGTAAGGCAGATTGCCAGGAGACGGTGTTTCCGTGTCGATTTCGGCTCCCTGCTCGGTAAGAATATCCATGCCTGTTTGCGTTTGAATTGGCGTAGGAGGCGGATTTGGATTTGGACACACGATTCCAAATGCAAACGCCTCGGCTTGAATGTTCACGTCGATGCGCGTCTTTGAGTAGCCTGCGCCAATAGACGCCCAATCAAACTGATCCCAACTCGAACTGTCCCATTCTGCGTTCGCGTTGTACGCAAGCGGGATTTCTTGAACGAGTGTCGTCTGTCCGTAGTCCGTGACGATCTGCACGGCTCCATTAAACTGATAGAAGAACACTTCCATCAGGATTCGCAGGACGCGCTTCTCGCTACCGGGATCGCCAATCTTGAAAAACTTAGAAAGCCATGTGCTTGAGATGCTTTGCCCGTTGTCCGTTGCGTTGAAAGAACTTTCGCCGACTAAGTAAACGTCAAAGTTATAGGTGTTGCCTGTTGTCTGATCGACCATGACAAAGACTTCGGGCGTCGGATCGCCGGGAGCGTTAATCAAGCAGCCTGCGCCAAAGCCAATCGCGCTTGAATAGATCGTCCAACCTTGGCGATCTAAGTCCCAAACAAGCGCCGTGTTTAGCTTTGTGTTGCCGCTGTTCGTCGGGTTTGAGATATACCAAAAGTAAATGCGCCTGTTCCAATACATGGCCCAGGATTGCATACGGTCGCCGTTCATGGGGTAGTCGATCTCAGTTGGATCGTTGAGAATCCACGGACGAACTTTGCGACTGATCTCTTGGAACGAGTTGCCGTCGTAACGATAGATGGCAAAGTTACCGATAAAGTATAAGATGCCGTCAACTGTTATCATGGCGCGTCCACCGATCACGCCGTCATTCATGGGAATGTCTTGTTCGATAAAGCTAACAGGCGTGAAGCCGGACAGGAGCGCGATGCCCGAAACAAGGCCCACGACAAGGGCCGCTTGCAGACCGATGCCGAGCGTGCCGAGTCCCGTAACAGGCGTTGATAAGGCGAATGTGTTATACGCAGGCGTAGACTCGGGCTGGCCTATCCCCGACGCCGCGACGAGATTCGGCTGACCCGGTAGACCCGCGAACCACAATATATTATTGAGGAGCTTGCACCAGCGAGCGCCCGTGACCGTCGTCGGAGTAGCATCGAGGTTATAAAGTGTCGTGCCGTCGTAGGCAAACGGGCCTCCAGAACTGCCGACGCAGATAACAAGTATGTCTGTTCCGCCGTTGTGGCTCGGATCAAAGATGCGTTCGCACGACATAGGCAGCGCGCCGACGCCAAGCTGTCCGACCGAGCCGATTACATAGCCCGTCGTTTGATCGTAAAGCGTCGAGCCGACCTGTTGGATCGTCTGTCGAAACGTCGAGATAGCACCGCCTGCGATCTCTTGATAGAATCTATAAATGCCACGCGAGCCCGCGGGCGTGTTCGCCGGAAACGATGCACCTGTTAAATTGACGCCGCGGCGGGATAACACATCGCCCTCGGTCGAGAGATAGACGTTGACAGCCTGCGACAAGTCGTTGTCGGCCAGCTTCTGCGGCGAATCTTGAATGTTGATGCCGCCGCCGAAGTCATACTGCGAGAAGTCGAACAGCTTGCGGCCTGTTTTGATTGGCGCTGTTTTCATGCTAACGCATCCACGGAGCGATCACGCTCTCGTTTGCGGTTACGTCTCGCACGGTATTGGTCCCACGCTTGCGGGTACGGCGCTTGACTTTGAGGCTGTTCTTCTCCATCGCGGCTTCAAACATCTTAAAGAAGCGATCAGCGGTGCCGTAATCTTCACGGTTCTCGCACGCCTGAGAACAGGCGTAAAGGATCACGGCCTCTTGCCAAAGCGAATCTAAGTCGGTAAAACTTGTCGCGCTGGCGACGTTGCCAGGGCCTACGACATATATGGCGGGTCGCTTGTAATAATGAAAGTTGAATTGTCCGGCGTTGGCGAAAGGGTAGAACTGTACCAACATGATTCCGCTAGAATCTTGGACAAGCGAATAGATCGTAGGGATTCCGCCGATACCGCCAGCCGGACTCGCATCCGTCTCTTGAATAAAACTGTCATAGTCAAGCTGAACAAGCTCATACACAACTGTCCCACCAACAGCAGGATTGCCCGTCGAAAAGTTCGCATCACGCACCCTCTCGAAGTCTAGTGGCAGAGCAAGCATATTGGTGTTCGGCGCGACGACCAAAAGGCTTTGCATCGCGACAACAGGTTCTATATCTGCTGATACGGCTTCGATGCCGTCGTTCAGCATGGCGACAATATCTAAATCAGCAGGCTCTCCAAAGTTTAAGTTGGTGCGCCTTCTCACGGTTGCGACGGCCTGTGCGGCCGACCTGCCTGTTTGAACAGTCGTGATAGGCGTGTATGTTAAAACAGGAACGTAACAGGCGTTAAGCAGCGAGTCTGTTACGCTAACTAAGCCCGAGATCGGGAACGTCGCCGTATTTGTAACCGTGACGGTTACGCCGTCTGTTCCAAGAGTTGCGCTGAGAAACGGCGTGTTGGTCGTGATCGTGAACGGATCAAGCGTCTCGGGCACGTCAAGGCTGTTCCCGACAGTAAACGTCGAAGAAGTGCCGTTGGCTTGAACGAGATTCTGAACGCTCGCGATCAGGGCCATTAGGTGACGTTCCCCGCAATCGTGACCCGAAGGCCGGACACCCCGCCGCCGCCCGAAGTCGAGACACGCAGCGTCAGTTCGCCCCCGAGCGGATAGAGCGCCCCGGCTCCGTAGGGCGTCGAGAACGCCGGAGAGCCTGCGCCTGAGACAACAGGTGCCGTCGCAAAGATCGCGTTCCCTGCAACAGCCGTTGCGCCCGCCGCCGTCGCGCCTGTGATCGCGACTTCGCCGTAAGCGACGTTGATGCTCACCGTGCCCGAGACGGCCTGCGCGACATACGCGATGCTCGTCGGCGTGAAGTTACGCGGCAGCGGGAGCCTGTCCACGATGGCCGTGAGCGCGTTGCCGGGGCCGACGCCCGAGAGATCGAACGAAGCGAGCGCGATCCCCGAGCCGCCCCCGCCGCCGCCTCCCTGTTGGATCGATAGGACGGTGAACTTCGACGTGACGCCGCCCACGCCGAGGATGCCGCCGTGTATGCCGAACAGCACGTCGCCGGGACTCGGTGTTGCAAGGGGCAGATTGGAGCCCGCAACTTGGGCTAAGAAGATCGGAAACATATCAGTACCCAAACACGTCGAAGTACGGCTCACTTGCCGTTGTTGCTAAAGAAGAAGTTCCAAGCGTATCAAGAATCCAATTATAAGTAGACGGGTGCGATGAGAAGTACGAAAAGCCGTGAAGCGCAGGAAAGTTCGCCTGTGCGTTAGTGGCAAGATCGGCAAAGTATTGCGCCTGTGTCCACGGAGCGATGTTGTTATTTACCTCGCCTGTTTCGTCCAAGATCATCGGCTTGCCCTGACCGGGAAACGTCTTGCCTGTTCCTGGTTCGATGTATGTATAAAACGGCGTGATCGTCTGAACAAGCCCGATGCTGCCCGAGCCTATCGGGTCGCCTTTGTCATATACGTCAAAGCCAATCCAATCGACATACTGCAAAGGCGGTAGCCACAGGAACAGGTCGTGGGCTGCAACGTCTTGATAGCTGCCGTTTGGGCACCAAACAAAAGCGACGTTCGTTACGCCGTCTGCTTGAAAGCGATTCCAGATATGTTCCCATGCGGCGACAAACTCGGCACCGTTTTGCGCGTCGGTATTACCCGCAGCGAAGCAGCCGGGGTTGTCTCCATTCGCGCACTTTGAAGCTGTCAGGCAAAGATTAAACTCGTGAAAGAACCGCAACCCAACAGGTACTTTGAGTTGGCTCAAAGCGAACGCGGCATTATCAATATAAGTGTCGTAGGTGCCGTTTGTGTAATTCGTAAGCGGCCCGCCGCACGTCCACGAAAACCACGGCATACGCTCGTGCGTGAGATCACCGAGAACAGTTGGATCGGAAAAGACATGGGCATAGGTAATTGGAGACTTTGAGTTCAAGCCGTAGTAGTGAAGCTGAAACGCATAGTTGCGGCCGATAGCTGTTTCGACTGCTTCGGTGTCGCCTTCTTTTTGAGACGGTGACGCCGACTTACCTTGCGTGTTGTTAAAGCCCCCGATGAACATATACGGTGTTGACGGCTTCGGGTTCGGGTACGCCTGCGTGATCCCGAACAGTTGAGCGAGAAACAAGATCGCAACTAGCATCCGACCATACCATGAAGCAGAGACGCAGGGATACACGGAGGAGCCGTTGCCGTTGCGGCAGGGATAAACACGAGATACGCAGAGGCGTTACCGCCGTTACCCGAAAACGTGTAAAGCGGATTGTTCATAATCGGCTGCGAGTTCGCTAAGTAGGCATCTTGCAAGATGTTTTCCACTTGCAGATTGCCTTGCGAGTTGTTCCCGTTACCTGTTGCTACGTTGAGGTTCGACTCTAACGTGTTTGTTGTAAGCGCGCCTGTTAGACTATCAACAATGCTCGTCAGCGTGGGGGTTGTCGTGCCGGGATTGAAGCTGCCTTCGATGACGAGCGTCAGGCCGTTCTGCGACGGAATCGTAAGCGGAACACTCGGCGTTCCTGTTGAACTTGTATAATAAGCGTTATAGCTTAACGGGCTAACAACCCACGGAGTACCTGCTCGGGTAAACTCATAGATATGAACGAGCCCGCCAAAGCCGCCTGAGTTGGTTGCGCCGACCGGGTAGTTAAACGACCACGAGTTTGCGACCGGGCATTGACCGCCGCCTGAGCCGACGACGCAGTAGTAGATGCCGAGCGTACTTGTGCCTGCGTCAATCAGCGCCGTCCAATTTGTCGAAGGCTTCGCAAAGCTGTTGCCGGGCGATCCGTTCACGATGCCGAGCAGCATCTGTCCCGACGTGGAGTTTGCGCCCCCCGACAAGCCGCACGTTAAGCTGCCGCTTGAGCCCGAGCTATTGCAATCAGACGCAGACTGTGCGCTGATCGACGGCGCAACAGCCGGGGGGGCTGTCGGCGGCGCAGTCGGAACAGGCGTCGGACTTGGCGGCGGCGGCACTCCAAACGGCGGTCCGCAAACTGTCGTGCTTGGCGCATAGTGACGATAATACTGTTCGATCATCACAAGCGGCGATGCCGTTGGGTTGACACCCGGCGCGCAGTACGAGCCCCACCAACAGGACTGTTGCACCATGATTGGCGACACGCCGGGAAACGACGGGTTGTTCGCAGCGGGCACTTGGTTAAGCGGAAACAACGTCTGCGGCTGATTGTTGTGCATGAGCCACACGTTGGTCGGTGTCGAGACTTCAGACCATGTACCCGGCACCATCGCTATCGTGCTGTCGTTAAAAGTATAATACTGTGCGAGCGCGGGAGACGTTGGGCCGGGGTTTGGTGCCTCGCCGCCTGCGGCTTCGCCTTGAAGCGTTTGACGGCCGATGCCTGCGCCGAAAATCGTCGAGAACACCTCGAACGTGTCCATTTCGTAGTAGTCGTTATTCGCGGGACCACAACCGCCCGACTCGCAGAGCGTCCAATCCGAAGGCCAATCGCCTTGAAAATTGCTACTGCCGTCCGGCACTTGCACGGTGCCATACACCCAATAGCCATACTCATAGGCGTTGTTTACGTTGCCGTCCATAAGCCCGCCTAAGTTGTGCAGGCAGTACGCAACGCTAAAGCACGTCTGAGATGCTACGTCAGCAGGTGTAGCACTCATAATTTGGCCGAGCGGGTGAGATGCACCGAAGCCAGGAGAGATCGTAACAGTTGTGCCCGAAACAGCCGTGATCGTCGGGTTAAGATTATCGTAGTTTGAGCCCGAAAACGACACGACTTGTCCAGCAGCAAGACCTGTTGCCGACGTAACAGTTAACGTTGAAGGGCCAAAGACAACCGTCTGCGTTCCGCCGTTGGGGTTGTCGATGTAGCTCGTTGCGAACCCGGTTCCCGAAAGCGTGATCGTGGTGCCCGAAATCGCCGTAACCTTCGGGTAATTCGTGTCGTATTGATACTGATGAACGCAGCCCATCTGTGCTACGCATTGAATCGAGGCGTACTCTCCGACCGAGATGCCCGTGTTACTGCTTACGATAAGCGTCGTCGAACCTGCGGTGTAGTTTGCCGCGAGCGTCGGGGTTGCAACGGTGTATGCAGCCGAGAGCGTCGGATGATACAGTCCGGTGTTATACTCACGAAGAATAACACCGACGCCAGGATCAAGCTGAATCGTTGACGGATACGCGGCTGCGCCATACTCCGCTTGCCACGTTGCGATTTGCGCGAACGACGGGTACTTTGAATCGTCTACTCCGGCAAGCCCGCCGTTACTGCGGCCGAAGCTATACTGATTGCTCCACGTTGTTTGATTGCCTGTTGATATGGCAGGCGGGCTCGCAGCCGGATAGTTGTCGGAGATGTTTAAATCGCTTGGAACAGGTGACGCGGTATTCAACGCAAGGTCTTGGTTGAACTCGTCGTCGCTGACTAAGTTGTAAACAAGCCCGGTGCCGTCGATCTGCCCGATGCAGAGCGCCGTTGCGTTGGGCTGCGGCGTCGGCGTTGCGGCCGGGGAGGGCGGGGGACTCGGCGGCGGGCTCGTCGAGACGGGGATCGGATAGGGCGTTGCATCGACGATGCCTGCCGAGTCCGCGATACCCTGCGCGCACCGATCATAGCCGTTCGGCACCGAACCCTGCGCTGAACAGTTGAGCCACACGCCTGCGAAGTTCGGCGGGACGTTCTCAAGCAGGGTGTCGATCTGCCCCTGCGTTGCTTCGGTGCCACCTGTTAAGACTTGTCCGACGCCCAGAAAGATTTGCAGGTTGGTGTTGTAGGCCATGATCTTCGCAAGCTGCGGTTCCCAAACGTTCTGCCAGCTTGAAAGCGATGCACCTCCGGTTTGGGATTGCGCGTCCCACATTCCTGGAACATTCGTAACCCAATACGGGCTCGTGCCGTAGAGAACAGAAAGCTGGCCTGAATCAGATTGACTGATCCCGGCTGTTGATTGAAAATTATCGGACGGATAGGTTGCCTCAAGCTGTTGGGGAAACGCCCAATAATACCAACCCGGCACGCTGTTATCGCCGCCTGGAACCGCATTTTCGTTCGGGTTCGTCTGCGGGATCGTGCTTGTCTCGTTGTCGTATTGAACGGCAACAAACGGAGCAAGCCAAGGCGTCGGCATTGTCTGACTTGATTGATAAAGAAAATCGGGGTTATACGTCGTAAAGCGGATGAGATAGGTAATCGGCCCGGTGAACAGGCTAGAGGGCGGCGTACATTCGATGCCATGCCCGACAGAGTACGGTTGGTTCTGCCAGGGGTTTTCGTTGACGACGATAAGCGGATTAGTGTGATACAGCGCCGCAAGCGCGTTTGCGGCCATCGTCGAAGTGATGTTGCCGCCGGGATTCGCGAGCGATCCGTTCGGGCCTGAGCCGCATACGAAGTCAATGCCAAGCATATAACGCAGCGTCGTAACCGCTTGTCCGGCAGGGTTATCGTACCAGCCGAGCGCGTGAACAATCGTCGGCGCTGCCGTATTAAAGTTGATCTGCGCGCTCGTTCCGCCTGGAGGAGCCGTCGCGCTCTCGTACTGTTCTTCGCCAAAGACCGTATTGTTTCTATACGCCTGTTCCGTCCAGCCGCTTTGATTGCAGGTGCCGACACCTCCCGTGCAACGGTTCAAGGTCGCAGTTTCAAACAGTCCCTCACCAACTGAGCCGCTATAACTCGGCAGGCCAAGAGAAACCGAAGGACTTAAAACCGATCCGGCAGGTGTTGCCATCGTGCAAGGCGAGCCTGTTGTAAACGGATTCGACGTGTTCATGCCCGACCGCTCGCCAAGAAACAGCGTGCCACCTGAAGCACCGCTCCACGTCATCGTTCCGTAATTTGGGTTCTCGCCTGATCCTGCAACGTGATACCAAAGATAACCGCCGCTTGTCGGATTAGAACAGGCGAGTGTAAACCCTGACGGTCCATTCGGCGTTGTCGCAGCGCCAAAGATGCCGCCAAGAACCATCACGTCGCCTGCTAAAGGCGTTTGAGCAGCGACGACAGTCTTGCTTGTCGTGCTGGAGCCAAACGTCTGAATTGAGTCTGTTCCGACAACACCGATAGCATCACAAGCTGCAAAGAACAGAAGGACGCTAAAAAGTGCCTGATGAAGTTTCACTTAGAACTGCGCGATTTCCGCCGTAATATATAGCGTTGAAACAGCCGTACTAGACTTCGCGCAAATGCCGCCGCCTGTTGTCGGATTGATAACATACGGGACAATGCTCACGGGCAGCACGAGGCCGCTTCCGGCAGGAATAAACTGCGGTCCCCAAATAGTTGTCGAGTTACACGTCCCGCTTGTGCTTGTCACAAGCGAAAACAGCGTCGTTGTTGCCGACGAGTTGGTGATCGTGAGGCCCATGACATAATCGGCCTTGGACGTGACGCCTGTTATCAATGTCGTCGCCGTCGAAGTCGTTAGCGCGAGATTACAGGCATATCCAGCAACAGAACTGTTACAGGCCGCGTTTGCGGGGTTATCAGGAAAGATTCCGTTTGTGTTGGGGTTTCCTGACGTGCTTGAGTTTTTGAGATTGAGCGCATCGGTAAAGGCATTACCTGTTGCCGGATCGCCGTGGCAGCTTGTGTAACCGTTAGAAGTCTGCGGAGTGCTGGTGCATCCGGGACTCATCGCCATGATATTGTTGCCGTTACCGCCTGTTGGCGGCGTCGTCCACGTCGGAGCAGGCGGGCTTGTCGAAGATACAATCGGGATATTTTGTCCAGCAATCGTCGTCTGTTGATTGCCATTCGAGTCGTAGGCGCGCGGGAGGTCAATCGGCTTAGAGTTGCAACGAAACGTGGCGTTCTGATTTGCGCCCGATGTGACCACGTTGAAGTTTAAGAACTGTGCTACACCAACGGAAACAGCATACGAGCCGTTTAACGTAATCGACGTGCCATATCCCGGCTGCGTCGTCGAGACGTAGTAGATGTTCGCAGGCTCCGGGATAGAGTTGGCGCTATCGGGCGTAAGCGTTGCCGAAAGAACAGCTACACCGTCTAAGCCCTGAATATCGCACCACTCTGTCCCGGCATTGTAGGCCGTGAGCGGAATCGTCACGACGTTGTTCGCCACGGTGCCGATAGGCGCGGTCGTTACAATCGGAGTCGGTACGGCGGGGTACTGCGGCTGTGCGGGCAGGTACGACGGAACAGGCGTAGGTCCCGCTTGAGCCAACACCTGCCCATGTGCCGTCTGTAGAAGTGCCGCGACAATCGCAAGCGGGACGAGATAAATCAGCTTGTTCATCCTACTAGTACCTCACATATGTCAGCCAGCCTTGCGCTGACGGCGACGTTCCGCCGACTGTCAGGCAAAGCGCATCGCCCGCCGGAACCTCAAAGACAAGATTAGACGCTCCGCCTGATGGACTCGTAATCACCGATCCACTTGTCGGAGCCATCGCGCCAAGCGTGGTCGTGCCTGTTCCGCAATTTGTGCCTGTCCCATACGCAAACGCGGCTGTCGGGCTTGTGCCTGTAAGCGTAAATTGGTACGAGCAAACTCGTATGTTTGTCGATCCGCTCAACCCAACAAGTTGGACGGTTCCCGACGTGACGTTAATGGTAACAGGTGCCGCGATGCCGCAGTAAAACTCACGGTCCCATCCGTTCGTGCCAGCGCCGTTGTAGACATAACCGAACCCCTTAACGTAAAGCATTTGGTTTGAGTTGGCGACACTATCTATCGAACCGTTGCCATTGACGATCTGCGCGCCTGTTGAGCCGTACAACGTGTGGATCGGATTGCCGTTTGCGTCTGTCGGCCACGGGTACGGGCCTGTTGCCTGAACGCACGGCGCGTTCGGCGCGGCGCTACAAGTAGGCGCGACATACGGCGCGGCCGTGTTGACGCTCAAAGGTACCGACGAGCTAACAACAACAGGCAAAGGAACAGGCGAGACTTGCACGGTGCCCGTGATCGCGCCGCCGCCCCCGCTCGAACTACCGGGAGCTACGCCAGCACCGCAGGTGATCGAATACGTGACCGCGCCGACGACCGTACCGGGGGACAGCCGGAACGCCGCCGTGCCTCCGGGGTAGGCCGCAGCAACGCCGAGCGTCGTACCCGAATAACTGATCGAAGAACTGATAAGCGAGGCCGTCACCCATGCCGCGTTCGACGGATTGCCGACGCTCGTCGGATCGCTCGACCCCTGGGGCACGATGGTCGCGGACGTACCGCCTGAAAAGCTAACGCCGCAGCTTGATTGGCCGTTGATCGCGAGCGGTGGCGTCGGCACGTTACTGACGAGCGTGCCCGTCTGCGTGATCGTTACGCCTGCATACGTCGGGCTCGTTTGAGCGCCCGCTTGCGAACAGGCTAACAGTAAAGCCGCCGCAATCGCGACGGCTCCACCGATCTTGTGTAGCTTGTTGTTCATCCTCGTTTGTGCCTCTTAGAGCCCCTCTTGGACATTTTCTTGTCCATCATGGCTTCCATCATCGCTTCTTTGCCGCCGCCTTTACGGCCCTTTTTGCCTTTGTGACGCTTGCCTTTCATAGACTTCTTTTCGGCCCACTTGGCCTCGTCCTCGCGCTTGTTCATCGACGGCCACCCCGGCGACGAAGAACTTTGCCGAGGCCCTTGCGGGACTTCTTACCGCGCTTCCTCATCACCAACCGCCTTTCGACTTTTTACGAATGTCTTCTTCGCTTACATAGTCAAGATCACACCGAGTCGGATTGCTTTCGAGAAACGGATCGTTGTTGTCGAAGCCCATCGAATACTGAGCAGCGACCTCGGGATGACCGAGCAAGACCGATTCCTCGCGGTTTTCTCCCGGCGCGTAGAACATACCGCCGTACCCGTTCTTGAGGTCGTTGGCGCTTGGGATACGACGGCCAACCCGTTGCTTCTCGTCTGCCATGTTAAACCTCGATCAGACTTCCGCTGCGAACGCGGTCTTGATCCACTAGGACTTCGCTCACTTTGATTTCTTCGCGGGAGAACTCCAGATAGCCCATGTTGCTTTCACCGATCACGAACCTGTTGAGGTTGCGCCCGTTGAGCATAGCCATCTCGTTCGTGCGTTCGCGTCCGTTGCGACTGTTCATGCGCTCGTAGTTGCCCATGAACAGGTCCCACAGCCCGCTTGGCACGGTGATCCACGGAGCGGGGTTGCCGTCCTGGTCGAACGGCGGAATCTCGTAACGACGATTATCGAAGCGCGCCACGAAACTCTGCGGCTCAACGCGATAGTCGTACTTGTTCATGTCCTCGTTGTTGGCCGCTCGCAGACGAAGCTGGTCAACAGACGACGTGTTGCCGAAGTTCTCGGCAGCGTACTTCTTATCGGACAGTTGAACTTCGCCACCACGCCGCCAGGAAACGTGTTCTTGAACGATCTTGCGCTTGACTGTTGCCGACAAATTGCGAACACGCACGACGACGTTCTGCGTCGTGCCGTTGTACGGCGCTTGCAGACCCGATTCGCCCGGAAGCGAGCCGAGCGGGGCCTTCGTATAGTCGATGACTTCCGGCATTAGAGATAACTTACCGTGAAGCCAGGACTGTTCGACGCGCCGACAGCCGTAATGCCGTTGAGCGCGGGCATACGAATGTCGAACACATAGCCAACAACAGCCGAAGCGTTTGCCGTCGTGCCAGGAATAACAGCGAGAATCGTTCCCGAGCCCGCCGAAGCGTTATCGTAGATCGTACAGTTGCCCGTCGTGCCTGCCGTCGTGATGACGACGCGACAAAGCATCCCGGTGCCGTTTGCGCCGGGGCCTGCCTTCACGACCGTCGTGCCGACGCCAGCCGCAACCGCAGCGTTCTCAACGCCGAAGTCGGAGGTGCGGGTCCAATTCGGGGTGATCGGTGAATCGCCTTGCGCCATGCTCTAATAGCCTCCCACAGTCACGGCGACGAGCGTTGCACCCTGCGAGACGGCAAGCGTCCCCTTCGAGATCGCCAGCACGATGCCGGGAGCCGGGGTCGTCGCGCCGATGGGCGTCAGGTTGCCGTTACCGTCCGCGATCAGCGCCGTACCGACCGCCACGGCGTAGGTGCCGCCTGTCGTGCAGTACGCGAGGCACCAGCCCTTTTGGCGGATTCGGATTTCAAAGCCGCCGCCTGTCGTGGTGTTTGGCGCGGGAGCCGAAACAGCCGGGAGGCCCGACGGGTTCGACGGCGCTCCGGTGAAGATGCCATACGAGAACAGCGGCAGCGCCTGCCCGGCTGTTGCCGACAACGTATAGTTCGCGTCACCGCTATTGGCCGCGAGAAACTGTTCCACGAACAGTTTGCCGATCCCGAGGGCCGTCGAGTTCGCCGCGCGGTTGTCGATCACCGTCGCGTCGATGCCTTCGATGTTCGGCCCCTGTTGAAAGGCCGAGTTGCCAAGTCCGGCAACGACACCGCCTGACGGGTAGGCGAGGTCTTGAACTGAACGAAGCACTAGCTCTTGGCCCCCTTCTTGCTGCCGTGCGGTGCCTGTTCGGCAATCGCGCTTTCGATGGCGTTGTTGCCCTTGGCAACGTAGTCGCCAAAGATCGAACCAACAGGTGAGTCGATGGTGAGATCGCCGCCCCGAAACTCGGACTCTTTGCCTCGGAAGAACGGATTCTCGTGCGAGCCTTCTTTTTTCGCCATGTCTTACTCCTAGAGGTTCGAGATCGAATTGACGTTGAACAGCGCGCCGCCCGTGCGGCATTGGCTAGAGGCGTACTGAAAGCACGTCACATAGCGGGAGACTTTGCCGACACGATTCGGCAGATCGACCCACGGGAAGAACTCGAAGCCCTTTTCGCCCATGTAGTAGAACTTGGTGTGCCGACGATTGGTGAAGTAGAAGTTGCAGCCGATCTTCGTGCCGTTGGTCGGCGGGGTGAAATGCTCGTCTGCGAGGATCGGCGTGTTGAAGATGTTGGCCCCGCCCATGCCCGCGTTCGCCATGTCCATCGGAGCAACACGCTGTTGCGACTGTTGAGCGTACATATACGCCGACACGCCGCCTTTGATCGTGAAGCACTCGGTCGGCGTCTCGACACCTTGGGTCGAACGGGTGAACACGTCGTAGAACAAGGCAAACGGCGCATCGTTCGCGGCTGTTCCGATCCCCGAGCTAAGCAACGTGCGATTGCAGTTACCCTGCCAATTCGCGAACGCGCCAGCACCTGTTCTCAGAATGTTGCCGTAGAGGTTGATGACGGTGCCATCGTCGGTCGCTTCGACAAGGCCGAGGGCGTTGATGCCGTTCTCGGTCGCCTGCGACTTCGTGACGTTGCACAAGTCCTCGCCGCACACATCGGCAAGGGACGCGATCCCGGCTTGAATCTGCACCGCGACGAGTTTGACGCGGGCGTTCCGGCCTCGGTTGATCTTGAGCGTCTGATAATCGACGGCTACGCTGACAACGTAGAACGGCCACGGATACGATGCCGTCGAGAGAATGGTTTGCGGCGACGAACTGATTTCGTCGTTCTGACCAAACGCAGTTGCGGTTTGGTTCTTGCCCGTCAGAAGATCGACGTTGAGAGTACGACCTTCTTCGACCTGTTCCGCCTCGTCCCAATTCGTCTGAAACACGAGGTTCGAGACGAACACGTTGTCGTCTACGCTGCGCTTGAACGTTTCGGCCATCGAACCCGATAGCTGGTCGTATGCAGCGTTGTAACTGATTGCCAAGACACTACCTCACGGAAAGCAAGATTTGAACTGCTCTGCTACGTTTGGTGTGTCTAGCTTCGTGGTGAGGGCCTTACGGCTTGTCTCTGAAGTCTAGGACCCTATTGGATGCCCTCCCCTTCGGGCGCGCTTTGCCTCGGGGGAGGGCAATCTCATCGTACCACGCTTGTCAACTAGACGGCGTTCGGGTGGGCCTTCATGTACGCGGCGATCTCGGTCGGGGTCAGCGCCCGCTTCTGTTGCGTCCGCTTGTCCACGATGTAGCGCGGGACACGCTCGCGCTTCGGCTTGATTTCCGGGGCTGAACCGGACGCGCCGCCCGAGGCGGTCTGCTGCCCGACGCTCGCAGCGGCCTGTGCGGCCAGCGCCTCGCCGTTACGGCGTATGTCGGCCATCGTCTGCGCCGCAACGGAGCCCGCCTGGGGAACAGGCTGTCCGATCCCTGCGAGGCCAAGCGGCGACCGTAGCGCCTGCGCGGCGAGCGCATACGTCGATGGCGACATTCCATAGCGTTGAACGAGCCCCGACGAGTTTGCGTACTCCATGACTCGGTGCCATTGTTCTTGAGGTGTGTTCTGATTGTATACATCAGGCATGACTTCCATAAGAAGCGCCCTGCTCGCAGCGCCGACTTGGCGCTCGTACTCGTATCTGCGGCGCTGTTGATCTTGCTGTTGTGCTGCCTGTTGTTGCTGCCTGTTGAAGTTATTAAGCTGAACTTCTTGGCGAGCCAACAATCTACTTGTGCCTGTTTGTGCTTTGATTAAGATTTCTCGCGTGTAGTCGTCTACGCTTCCGTCTTGAGGCAAGCTCTCCGCGTACTCTCTCTGAAGGCGTTGAAAGACAGCTTCTTCGTCCTGTTGAGCAACTTGTGGAGTCGGCGCAGTTGCGGCCCGCATGGCTTCCTGCTGTTGTACGACAAGCGGCAAACCAGCCATACGTCGCGCGTGTGCTTGGGCGACGAACTGCGCGAACTCCGGGTCACGCATCCCGAGGTCGATGACGGGGGCAATATCGTCAAAGCGATTGTTCGCGATGATCGGCTCAAGAACAGCCCGGTGCTTCCCCATAAAGCCTGTCGTGCGATCCATGACAGATCGACGGGAGTATCCGTTCTTGACTTTATCGGCATCAGGCTTTTTAGCTCTGACGACATACGTCTCTCCGGTGTCGCCGTCTTTGTATTCGACTTCGACAGCATCAGCCCACGGGTCCGGCTCTGTCGATGCGGGCTGTTGCGTTGTCTGAACAGGGGCTGCGGCGAGCGGCTGTTCGCCCTGAGCGCCTGTCGTGCTGGCCTGTTGAGCCGCAGGCGCAGCTTTGGCCGGATCGACTCCTGGCGGCGCTACGTCGTCGTCGTCATAGCCGTACTCGGGCTCTGCCGCTTGGGTCGGCGCGTCGGCTGTTGACGGAGCTAAAACTTCGGTGTCATCGACACCAGGATCGGCGGGCATCGTGGCGAGCGCCGCCGCAAGCACATCGGCCGATCCGGGAAGCCCGGTCTTAGGCTTGGTTCGCGTGTCCATATCTTCTCCTGTTGGAACGGGAAAAGGGCTCCGCGCATGAGCGTCACGGAACCCTTCCACGATCAGAACGGGCTACTTAGCCCTTCTTGTGCCGACGATGGCCCTTTTTGTGCTTGCGGCCTCCGACATGGAGGCTGTGCTTGCCCTTGCGACGTGCTATGAGAAACACCCCCCCTCGGGTAGACGGCGTGCTTGGGTGCCTGTCTATTCATCGGTATCCGACGCCTGATCGTCCATTCCCTCCTCGTCATCGAGGAGCGGGCCGGAATCAGAAATGTCGGGCGAGATAGACGGCGCTTCGGGCGTCGAGCCGCCTGTCCCTCCCTTGCTGCCGTTCGCGATGATGTTCGCGAGTTGCGCGTGAATCGAACGAACCCCGGCGAGAACTTTGGGCTCCTGGTAAAAGCCGCCCGTGTTGATCGCCTGTTCGATAGTCGAAGCGGCCGCGTCGAGAAGCTGATAATGCGCGGGCAGCTTGTCGCTCAGATCGGTGAACGGTGTAGGCGAAGCGGGGGACGGTCCACCAACAGGTGCCCCGGAGGGCATCGGAGGTGGTCCTGGGGGCGGTCCTGGCGGGGGCGCTCCGGGTGGCGGTGATCCTCCAGGGGGCGGACCCCCCGGTGCCCCGGCACCTGGGGGAGGCATACCAGCCATTATTCAGCCTCCCCCGCTTCGTCGTCATCTTCTTCGTGAGGGTAGGGCTCAACGTCCTCTGACCCGGTTTCGGTTGCGAACATCGTAGAGGCGCAGTACGCCTGTCCTGTTGCGAGGACGCCCATGATGGCGTACCACTCGGAATCGACGCCGTAGCTTTGCACGACGTACTTCTCGCCCTCGTCGCCCTCGGGCGGCTCGATCAGTACGAGAACAGCCTTCGCGTCGGGCCGCAGGTTCGCAACCTCGGCCATCAGGCGGCTGTGATCCGAGTCATGCGTAATCATGCCCGTCGTCGGGTCCTCGTATTGAATGTCGTCGTTCGTATCAACGTCCACGCTTGGCTTTCTCCTTTGGCTTGTTCTTAGCTCTGTAGGTTAAGTCTCTCAAAATTAAAATCATTTCTTCTACGTCAGCGATTCCGCCAAACACCACAGTAACAGTACCGCGATCAGAAAAAACAATATCATGTCGGCTGTCTCGGGCAAACGTCAAGTAGACGCACGGATCACCCGGTAGTGCCGCCTTTGGTTGGGGTTGTTGCTCGGGCTGATCTTCCGCCATTTCCTTTTGCTTTCTTTTTCTGCTTCCCGCCAGGAGGCGATAACGCAGGAATCAGCCATTGAAGTTGCGGGTTACTCCGCTCTTGTTGTAAACGCTTGAGAACACGAGTCGCGCTGTCAATCAAGCCGACTTCTTCAAGGTTGCGTAACAGTTCGGGTATGTCGAACGCGGGCGTATTGATAAGCTGTAGCGCGTAATTCAAACGGGCAGATGGGCTTGTCGGAAGCATCGAGCCAGCCTTCACCGTCATGTGCATATTGCCTGTCAGCCGCGTTCCGATAAAGGCAACGTGACGCTCGACACCAGCATCGTCTTTGTAGTGAATCAAGCGTTCTCTTGTATAGAACTGCCCGACGAGTCCCCGGAACTGTTGTCCGATCTCTACGATGCATTGTTCCACCATTCGCATAGAAGGCCGAATCGAGATGTTCGCAGCCTCTTGATACATCGAGACTGTCTCGGCCGCCTGTTGACCTTTGAACTTGCCGCCTGTCGCCGTCTCGGTGAGGCCGCTAAGCTCGCGAATCTGCGAAATAATAAACTGTATAAAGTTGATGACATACGCAGGCATGTCTGGCCCGCGCTCGCGCTTGCCAAGCTTAAGGCTCATGGGGTCCTCGCGCAAGATGGCCCCCGGCGCGTTCGTAATATCTTCGTCGGCAACGTCGCTGTTGAGCGGCATACGCCAAATGGGGTTGGCGGTTAAATGCGCCGCGTCGAACACCATGCTGACGATGCGATTCAAACAGTCTTGCAGGCTAGAGATTCTGTCGATGCTCGAACGGGGATAGTAGCGCGTTGCGGGACGCTCGGGCAGCGGCGCATAGGGAAAGCGTCCGTGAGCAAACGGGTTGCACCCGTCGTCTGCGATCACGCTTCCAACAGCGATCATGCGCCTGCCTGTTGGGTACAGCGGAACTTTCTTCGTTATGTGGACGGCTTCGAGGGCATCTTCGGAATGAAGTACCCGTAAGCCGCCGAACTGTTCTGCGAACTGAAGGACCATAACTGTTGATAACGGCAGTTCGTATACGATATGGTTAGAAAGAATAACGGTCTGTAGAGGCTCACGGTGTCCATCGGCAAACTCCAGAAACTTCGGGCGCGTAACAACTTCGCCTGCGACGGTGAACTTGATCTCGTCTACTTCAGTTTGGTATTGCGGCCCACGCGGACGAGTCCAGACTTCACGGATAAGACAGCGTTTCCCGTCTCGTTCAAAGTTACCACGGCTATCCGGCGCAGAGTAGGGGGCAGTATGTTGAGTGACGCCTTCGGGATCGGTGTAGCTTTGGGCGGGCTGGACTTTGGTATCACCGCCCGCGCTGTTGGAGTTTTCGCCTTGCTCATCTTCGTCCTCGGTGTCATAGCCCGAAAATATGTCTCGGTTGCCTTTTAGCTTCGGGTACTTTTCAATAACAAGGCCAACAGGTTCGGTGTATTCTTCAAGAAAGATTTCCGCGTCAAGCGGGCTCGTCGCTTCTTTATTGGCGTAGCACGAAATGCCGTCAACGCACTTGGCGGTGATAGCGCCGCGTCCGGCATCAGCAATCGGATCGTAGCCAAGCTTAATATAACCGATCTTACGGATGACGGCGATCTTCGACGTAATCTCGATCTTGTTTTGAATCTGCGCGGTTTCCCACCACTCACTCCAAGCGGCGCTCAGAATCTCGGCTTGATAAGCGTCCTCGCGTTTGGGAGTGGTGTACGTCGCTTTCGGCCTATTATCAGCCATGATGGCGCTTTTGGTGTCTGCGACCCAGGCGACGTAATTAACAACGCCCGAAAGCTTCCAGGGGGCTCGCCTGTTGGAGCCAAACGTCTCCCATTGCTTATCTTCGTAGAGAGACATATTGCGGCGCATCTCTTGCGTGACGATGCTACGCTCGTTAGAAAGTGTATTGCGGACGGCATCAAGCCATTCAACGCGCTTGTCACGCGGCTTCCGCAGGGCGTCGTTGCCCATGTAGTCACGCTGACGATCCCCTGAGAGTCCTCCTGAGATGAACGACCCCGGTTGGGGAAACGAAGTCCTACCCACGCGACTTCTTGTTATCGTCGCACAAGAAAATGGGATCGACTTCGCGGTGCTTGAACTGTTGCACCAAACTCGAACGCAACAGCATCATCAACTTTTCATAGTCCATGCTAGAGTTCTCCGATCTTTCTCGGGAGCTTCGCGTCGATCTTAGCAAGTTGCGTGTCGCGCCGCAAGTCACGCTCGGCCTGTTTGGCCTTCTTGATCTTTTCGACGTGAGCGAAGTAACCTTTATCAAACTGTTCGTAACCCTTGGTGGCGCGCTTGTATTCGGCACGACCGCCCGTGATCTCTTTACCGCCGCGTATCGTGCCGTCGTGGGTCATCCGCCCCTGCGCGTCGTAGGTCGGGTTGCCCTTGAGCGTCCGGCCCCCCCGGAACGCGGCCATCCCCGCCTTCGTCGGGTCGTGGTGCGCCACGTCGTTGCCTCGGATCGTCGGGTAAAAGCCGTTGTAGAGGGCGTCATCTTCGGGCGCGATGCTCAGCGACATGATGTGTGCGCGAATCTCGTCGCCTGTCATGCTGTCGAAATCAACGCCCTTGCGGGTTGAGTGATACGAAACGCGCCAGCCGCCGATAGGAATGTTGCCTGTTGACGTGAGCCGCAGGACTTCGGCTGTTGGAAGATGTTCAAGATTTAACGGGATCGGCGTCCAGCGTTCTTCGATACCGGGCCGGACCTCCCGCCGCCTGTCGGCGGGAACAACTGCATCGGCTGGCATCGTGAACGCAACAGCCTCGCGCATCGTGTCGAACGCAAGTACGGCCCCAGGACTGACGACAACCGTACCTGTTTTGATACGAGGAGGCGCTGCTCCCGGATCAGACATGATCTTATCGAGAGCGCCGCCCAAAGCCGCAACAAGCCGTCTCACCCGAAGATGCTTTCCATGCCCGCCTCTTTGAACATCAAAGCGGCTTCGAGTTCGGGCAGCTTCGCGAGAATATCAACTTGATTGATGATCGTGAACACCTGTCCTCCGAGGCCTTTGATCTCTCGGCCGGAAAACTTCTCGACCATAACGATCTCGTCGGGCTCGTAGGGCATCTTTACATGAACGTCAGACTCCATGCGATAGCCATCTCCGCCAGCAACGATGCGAGCAAGATAATAACCATCCCGTTGTTCAACTTCTTCAGGCGTTCCTTCGACGAGGATACGTTTTTCTCCAACGGAGTAAAAACGATCAACATGAATCTTTTCGACAATGTAGCGATCTCCATGCGGCACGATCAGCGCCGGGTTTAAGTTGTGAATCGCTTGCAGCGAAACAGTCGGTTTCATAAATCCCTCAAGCTTGGCATATTGCGAGAAGTCGTGCCTGTCGTTTGCAGGCGTTGGTAAGAATACAGCGCGCCTTCGACCGCCTGTTGTTGTTGCTTCTTCGGGGGAACATACGGACGCAGCGGGTCGCGGTCCAGCGCGAGGGCGATCATCAAGGCATCGGCCGCGTCGTCATGCGCCGATCCACGGCCTTTGATCCGTTCTTCGCCGGGGTAGCGTTTGAGCATCTTGAGTTGGTCGATTGTTCTCTTGTCGCGGAGGATTAGGTCGGGGCTCGGTCGCCCTTCAAACCTGTGAGCGATATACTCCATAAGTAGACCCTCCATTTGCCCACGCGAATGTTGGTCTGTATACCAGCCGAGAAACTTAGTGTCCTCGGGCACTTCAACGTCGAGTCGCTTCCAACGATACTGATTCCGCGCTCCCATCGAAAACAACTCATAAACCAAGTTCTTACCAGGACCATTGGATTCGACTCCGAGATAGGCGTTGTTATAGTATCGGTAGAGGTTGTATACCATTTCTCGTACACGATGCATGGGTGCCCGGCTCTCATATACTGCAACCTGTTTTCGATCTCTCCGACGAATAACACAGGCATAACTTTGGTCAGAGTCCGGTGACTCGAAACTCCATCCAAGGTCAACTCCAATAACATACTGTTCTCCTGGTGAGGACGGTGCCCAGAAGCGCATCTCGTCCCACGGGTACGGATTGTGAACAACATCCCAGGTTAGGGTCCCGTTCTTGACTCCACTTTCAA